GTGTTGAGGTCGTAGAACTTCTGCATCACCAACTCGATGCCCTGATCGGTCGAGGCACGCATGACTGCGGTGCCAGCGTCGGTCGGAACAGCGTAGCGGCCAGGCAGGATTTCCAGCGCATCTTTCTGCCAGAAGGGGTTGACGTTGGCAGCAGCGGTGTTCAGGAAGGTGATGGCAGCACCGTTGGCAGGCGTTGCGCTCACGTTCTTGTATTCCAGTTCTGCGTCGGTCGAACCGCCAGCGGAGATGATGGGAGGGCTGATCGTGACAACACCAGAGCCACCCGAGCCGGACACGATGCCGGTGATACGGAAGGTCTTGAGCTGACCAGTGTCTTCCTTCGTGATGTGATGCAGAGCATTCACGCCAGCGATGGTGAAGCAGTCGCCAACCTTCACAGTGCCAGAGGTCACAGCGATGGTCAGGTTCTGGTAGCGGTTGTCCACGTTCGAGGTCTCGCCAGTCGCAGCAGTCGAGGTGGCCTTGGGCGTGTAGTACTGGTTCGCACCGTTGACGGTCACGGTCGTGCCAGCGGCGGCGGTCAGTCGGGTGGCGTAGTCGAGCTTGTAGGTCTCGAAGCCAGCGACCATGCCAACGTAGGCTTTGTCGTAAGCGGTCAGGGGCTTGCCAGTCAGGGTCTGACGGGCGGCCAGGTTGCTTGCCATGCCGTTGTAGTCGCGGGTCGACAGAGCCAAGTAACGGTCGAAGGCTTGGACGCCTTGTTCGTTCATCAGCGCGTCGGCTTGGGCCACATCGTCAAAGCCAGAGGCAGCGGAGGTGCGCTTGACCACCAAGGTGCCTTGCTGGGCAGCCACGGTCATCAGAGCCACGTTGATGTCGCTGGCCAGCTTCTGCTTGGCTGCGTCACCAAGGCGACCTTCTTGCAGGGCATCACGCAGTTCTTTGGCGGTCAGCGTCCAAGGCACAGACTTGCTGTAGCCGAGGGTCGCAGGCACTGCCAACTGGGTGAAGTCCTTGAAGTTGGACGTCATGTCGGTGCCACTGAACGACTGAGCGATGTAGGGCTGCGGACGCCAGATGGTGTCGTTGGCGCGTTCCATCATCTCGGAGTCGGTGTTGTAGACCGAAACGTTGCGGGAGAGCACAAGTGCGTCCTGGAAACCTTCCAGGATGTCTTCGAACGCTACGCGTTCTTCTTTGGAAAAGGCGTTTGCCATGATATCGAGTCCTTAAAAAAAGTTCATGAGGACTGGCGCTTCTGCCGTTTGTACTGCATGACCTTTGTGAAGTCACCAGTCTTCTCGGCGTCGGCACGCAGCCGTTCGAGGGTTGAGTCCACCGTCCCAGACACCCGTCCATTTCCTTGGATGGTTTTCTCGGGCGGCGGTGCTGCCTTACGGTTCGTCACTTTCAATTGCGTCTCCAGTTTCGCTACCGCGAAGGCAAACTTCACGGGGTCGGTAATTCCTGCGAGTTCCTTGGCTTTGGTCGGATTCTTGCCGAGCGCGTAAATCACCAGTGCGGGGTTCTCGGAGCCTTGAAGCACGATGCCTTGTTGCGTGACGGATAGTGACTCCTGCACGGTTTCCTCAGCATCGTCAAAGTCTTTGACCTTCAGTTCGGCTTTCGCCTTGCCGTAGTTCTCCAGCTTCGACTGCCAGGCTTTCTGTTGGTTTTCAACTTCTGCCTTGGCCCTTGCCTCTGCTTCGTCTGCCTGGCGCTTTTTCTCGAACCATGCAGTCAGGGCGGCTTCGTATGCATCCGAGTCGTAATCGTGATCTTCGAGGGTTGGCTTCTTGCCCAGCGCGACCGGCTTGTTCTCAGTCTGCGTTGCGGCTTTCAGTTTTTCCTCAAGTTCGCGTTTCTCTCGTTGCACCTCGCGGTAGTTCTTACGCAACTCACGCACCCAACCAGGCGCATGGTTCTCTTCTTCGGTGGGCGGCGCTTCCTCACCAATGGTGACCACAACCTCGTCTTCATCACCCTCGTTGTTGCCTTCGTTGGCAGCACCTTCATCGCCTTGGCCTTCGGCATTGTTCTCGTCGGCCTCGTTGTTCAGGTTCTGCTCATCATCCAGCACGAGTGTGTTGTCGTCTTGGTTCTGCTCTCCGTCTGCCTTTTTCACGTTCATCGGTTGACCCCATCAAACTCACCCATTGAAGCGGCTGGGTGGATACCGCATAACACTATTGTGCCACCGGCGCGGTCGGTTGTGCAGGTTCTCCCATGCCCAACTGTTGCGCGGCGATGGCGGCGCTGCCCATAGTCTGCAGCGCCTTGATTGCTTGGTCTTGCTCTGCGCCAGACACCTTGGCCATGGTCTCGACCGTCTGGGCGCGCTTCAACTCGGCTGCGGCGACCGTCTCGATGGTGTCGGCGCGTGCCTTGGCTGCCTTGGCGACAGCTTCCTCGGCGGCGGCCTGCAAGAAGATCGAGTTCGGGTCTTCCGGCTGGTTGGCCTTGGCCTGCATCATCTCTTCCATCTCGGCTTTGGTCGGCTGCACCACGCCAAGCATGATCAGCTTGCGACGGAAGAAGTCGCGCACCTCGCTGATGCCTTCGCCTTCCATGTTCATCATGGCCATGGCACCGAGCACCTGCATGGTCTCGGGGTCTTGTGTGATGGCCATCATGCCGGTCAGGGCGCGGACGGTTGCCGAGCGTCGGCTGGACGAGGACGGGCCAACATCCACGGCCACGTCGAACTTGGCGTCCGACAGGTCGTTCTCGTAGAGCGTCTCGCCAGTTTCCTCGTCAACGGTCGGCTTGAGCAGTTCGACCGAATCAACCTCGCCTTGGGTGCCGATGGTCTTCATCTTGCGACCGGACTCGACAAAAATGTCCTGCGCCATGGACAGCCAGATTTCACCCGAGCGCTTCACAGCCTTTGCCATGTTGCTCATGTAGATGAATGTCTGCATGTCCAGCTTGTTCTGAATCAACTCCACAGCCTTGCCGGAGATGTTCGAGACGATCTTCTCGGCGGCTTCCTGGTTACCCAGAATGTCCTGCATGTCCTGCTCAGTGATCTGGAGCAGCGCGGCCATTGCAGGAGGGATGGCAGGCGGCTTGGTGTAGGCGACCGGCCCAGAGATAGCCATCTGGCCGTTGGCGTCCGTGATCGGGTTGATCAGCAGGTATGGGTAGTTCTTGATGTTGTCCTCGGCCCACATGACCTGGTGGCCAGCCACCTGCTCAGGCGTGAGGATGGGCTTCTCGACGGAGGACAGCGCGGAGATTTCACCGAGCTTGGACAGCTGCATGTTCTTCAGGCGCTGGCTGTCCTTGGCTAGGCGCACGTGGCCCATGCAGCGCTCGACGTTGTCGATGAACCAGCGCTTGCCGTAGACCGGCACGATGGGGATGCACTTGCCTGCGATGTAGCCAAGATCGTCGAGCACGCGAGCACCGTTCAGGATGTACTTGTGCACACGGCGGCGCTTGACGCGCTTCTGACGGACTTCTTTGAAGCCAGTGGCCAGCAGCGTTTCCTCGATGGTCTCGTCAGCGATCAGTTCGGCATCGGTGTAGCGCACCTCCTGACCGTCCAGACCCTCGAAGATGTGCACGGTCTGGTTGGTTTCCTCGACACGGTAATACTCGGCCACGTAGACCACGTCCGGCGTGAGCCAGTCGAACTCGTGCTGGTAGACCTCCTTTGGCCAGCTTGCGGGGTCGTCGCCATACTCGGCAGCGTAGGCATCGCGGGTCAGCGCGGTCAGAACGTAGCAGCGCTTGGCGTCGGCCTTGTCCTGGCGCTTGGCGTTGAGGTCGAAGAACACCGACGAGTCGGCGTCAAAGATCGGTTCGATGCGAATGCGCTGGCGCTCGTCCTCGGGGTCTTCGTCGTCCTCGTACTCGGCACGCAAGCGCCAGGCACCAAATCCACCGCCGACCGCCTCCTCGAAGGCGTTGTCGTAGGCTTCCTCGGCACCGGAGTCCTGCTCGTCTGCGCGGTAGAGACCGTCGCACACGTCGGCCAGCTTTGCGTTCTTTGTCCCATCCTTGGACACGAAGTCCACCGAGATGCGGTTGTTGCGGTATTCGTTGAAGATGCGCAGCACGGCCAAGTGAATCTTGTTGACCTCGAACTTGGGCTTGTTCTCGAATTGCTCACCGAGTGGGCCTTCCCACTGCGAGCCAGCGATGGAGTAGAAGCGGCGGTCTTGCAGGCACTGCAGGCGCTCGTCGCGCAGGGCGGACTGAATCTTGTCGAACTCGGTCATTGCCTCTGCGTGGATGTCAGCCAGGCGCTGCTCTTTTGTCTGTCGTGCCATGTCAAATCCTCACTTTAGTGCGCATTATCTACCATCGGTTGGCCATTGGTAAAGGCGCGGCGTTTGTTGGTTTTGATGCAACTGCACGGCGCACACCCTCGCAGGCGTAGCGCAGCGCGTCGATCACGTGGTTTTTCTTGTCCTCCAGCACCGGCAGCACTCGGTTGGTCAGCGGGTCGGTCTTGTAGGAGTAGAGCGTTAGTTCGTCGATGGTGTGCTTGCAGCGCGGGTGCACAACAATGTCGTAGGACTTCAACCACTCCACGCCTTCCTCGACCGACTTCGGGCCTTTGACAGCGGCCATGATCTTGGGGAAGCCGTGCTTGCGCATGTGGCTGATCGTCTCGGGTCGTGCAGAGTCGGCTACAAGCGGCCACTTCTCGGACTCAGGGACGGTCATAAACAGGTCTGGCGTGTCCATGATCTCGCAGCCGATCTGGTAGGCCTCGTAGTCGATGTAGAGCGTGCGGCCAATGATGTGGCAGCGCACCAACACAGTCGGGTCGGAGGCAAAGCCCCAGTCAGCGCCCAGGCGGTGCGTGGCGTCGGGCGGTGCCTCGAACTCCTCGATGCGCCAGTTCTTGAACACTCGAGACTCGCTGTTGCGCAGGTATTCGCCAAGCCAGACGTGCGCGTATTTGTCGGGGTCTCGGCGCAGGTCGTATTCCATCTCCTCGCGCAGGACGTCAGGAAACCAAGGGTTGTCCATGTAGTTCACGCGAATGACCTGGGCGTTGCTTGGTGGGTTCTCGCCACGCAGCAGCAGGTCGACGGGGTCGTCGGAGCTTCGAGGGTTCCACGTGAACCACAACTCGGAGCCAGGCTTGCGCAGGGTTGGCCGGAGCAGGTCGAGGCTTCGTTGGGAGAGCGACTGGGCTTCCTCGACCCAGGCGCGGGAGTAGCCTTCGAGCGACTTGATCGAGTCGGCGGTGTGGTTTTGCATGCCCTGGAAGATGATGCGACCGTCGCCCTTCTTGGACTTGATGACTGCGTCCTGCACCTCGAAGTACGCGCCAGCGTTCATTTCCTGAATCTTCAACTCGAGCAGGCGCTTGACCGACTGGTTGAGGGACTTCTGTATTTCACGCACGCACACCGAGCTTTCGGACTGGTCGAGGATGTGGGCCTCGATCATCATCTCGGCAAAGGCGTGGGACTTGCCCGAGCCACGGCCACCCCACGCGCCTTTGTAGCGCGATGGTTCAAGCAGAGGCACGGCCCACTCAGGCGTCTGAATTTTCAGCGTCTGCTTTGCCACGAATCACCTCTCGCTCGCTCTTTGTGAACTCCAACGGCGCACCGTCTGCGCCGGTCAACTCGTGCTGCTGGGTTTCTTTCCAGCGCATCTGAGTCTTGCTCCACCAGATTGCTGCGGTCGTGTCCCCTGCCATTACCTTTTGGAATAGGGTTTTCCCTACCTGGGCATTTGCCTTGGCTTTTCCAGCGGTCAGTTCTTTGACAAAGTGCTTGCGCAGGGTGTCTGCGTCGATGCCATCGCGCACCAGCACAGCGATCTGCTCGATGGGAAGGCCATAGCCGGACATGGCTTCAACCTGTTTGCGCTCGTTTTCGGTGGGTTCAAAAGGCTTACGTCCTGCGCCCTCACGAGCGCCACCATTACCGCCTTTTTTGACGTAGCCGTTTTTTACGACCGAATTTTCACTTTTCTGCTTTTTCGTTGCCATTCGTAACCTCCGCGAAAGGTTGTCCAGTTTCTGCGTGTGTGGCTATTTTGCCGGTGAACTCCTGCCACCGCTT